TGGTGGTAGTACTCCTTACGCTACTGGTACTTTGGGTGAAGATTATATTTTTGAAGGAACTTCAGGAGAACTTTCTATGAGAGCATTCCTGTTAGCCAGCACTATTCTAGGAACAGAAGTGCAATTCTTGCGTCCTCGTATTGATTTGGTGGACGGCACCGAGCCAAGCATTGAGGAATTGCTGAACAATACTCCAAACACTGTGTACGATTTGAGTACGACTGGTTCTATTAGTTCGGTTATAGGAAAACCGCAATACAGTTCTGTAAACGGCGGTCAGTTGGCGTTCAACGGCAAGTCGCACGCGATTATTACATCGGGTACTGTATTTTCTGATGTTGCTAATATCGGAACCAAGACATGGGAGGTATGGATAACACCTCAACTAAGTGATGTCGCTATGTTCTGTGGTGCTGGTAGTCTTCCGTATTTTTCAACCATTGGAAGTAATCTAGTACGGTGGTCACAGAATACCTCTCAGACTACTTCGGCTGCACAAACACTTATCGACTGGACTGTTCCGTCTAGTTGGGGAACATTTATTGGCAAACCGATACATTTGGTTTTTGTGTCCACTTACAATGCAACAGCAAATAATACAGTGTATGAAATCTATGCAAACGGAACAAGTGTACGCACAGTAACACATCCTGGAAATGAAAGGTATTCGGAACAAACAGTAAACATTGGTAATCGTGGTGGTGCAGGTCTAGCCGCATCTGGACAATACACCCCCAACGGTACAGACTACGAGTTTAATAGTAGTATTGCATCGGTTCGTGTGTATGATCGCGCCTTAACAAAAGCAGAAATACAGCAAAATTTCAACTCCACTCGCAATAGATTCGGAGTATAACGAAAGGACACTGCCATGCCTGATGGAGATGTATTTCTTCCACAACTAGAGAACGGTTACGCTGCTGCACCTGATCAATACAATAGTGCGGATATTGTTGTTGGCAGAATTGGTTCGAATATTAGTGCTGGCGCAACTGGTAGCGGCACGGTAGGATCAGCGGCATGGATAGCCTCTATTCTTCAAAATACCACTTCGTATTCTTTCACTGGTGTTATCTCAGAAGTGCTGGTGTTTGATCGTAAACTCTCGGAATCCGAACGCCAAGAGGTGTACGGCTATCTGTCTCGCAAGTACAGTATGGACACCAAACTTCCTGATACCTATGCTGCATCCCATCCAAGTGCGTATGCTCGTGGTTTGACTTATTGGAATATTGAACACCACCCAAACACCAAGGGTATACCAGGACTGTGGCAGGGTCTTTCTTTTGGCAATATAAAATTGGAAGATTTTTCCTTGTTCCCAGATAGCACATACAAGTCTACGGGAAATGTTCTATCAGCGGATACATACAATAATGTCGGTCTATAAGGGGAAAATCAATGGCTAGTTACCTAAAGGCATCCATTCAACGCTCATACGCCGAAAGTTTTTTGGCGGATTTGGAACGCAACGATAATCAGTACTTCTTTTTTATTAGTAAGGGTACTGCTTGGACGGATGAACCAAATCCAAATGCCTATGTTGACAGCGTGGGATCAGAGTATCAGGCAATGAATGACATCATTGGCTACAAGAAACTCAACCCACAGAACATTATTTTTGCACTTCCTCGATACGAATGGGGTGGTGGTACAAAGTACGATCAGTACAACGACACTGATGCCCTGTTTGACGATACCAACCCAAAGATTTTCTATGTGGTTACAGACGAGAACAACATCTATAAGTGCTTGGGCAACAGCGGTGGAGTCGCCTCCACTATTAAACCAAGTGGTGTGTTGACTTCTCCGTTTCGTTCGGTTGATGGATATGTGTGGAAATATATTTCCACTGTAAAAGAAGGAGATCTTCCGTATCAGTTAACGGATTATATTCCTGTAGATTTTGCTACTAGTAGCATAGACACTGAAACCAGCAGCCAATACAACGCGCAGACTAGTGCAGTGAATGCTTCAATTACCCGAATTGGTTTGGTAAACTCATCGGGTGCTTCTGCTGGTGTGTATAGTCACGCACTCACCCGAAATTTAACAGATGGAAGTGTTGCCTACACACTAAATGTAACTGAATTTGATTCTGCAACAAACAGTGTTACAATCACGGACGCTAAATCAGTAGCAAGAATTAATAGTATTGGAAATATAAGCAACTTTATTGGTTATGTTATGCGTGTAGACTCTAATCAGGCGAATTCTAGAGAGGTAAACAACTACGGAATCATCTCAGGTGTTAACTCTGTTACAAATGGTTTTCAATTCATACTTCAGAATGATGTGGTAGATTTCACCGTTACACCCACTGCAAACGGAGACTTCGCATCAGTCGAGATTATTCCGTACATCAAGATTGTTGGAAACGGAAGCGAAGCGTATGCTTTCCCAAAAATAGACAACAGTAGAAAAATTTCTGCGGTTGATGTTGTTAGTAGTGGACGCAATTACTCTGCTGCACTTGTTGAAGTGGCAAGTCCTAAATCAGCAGTCACGAATCACCCAACCCTGACTGCGGTTCTGTCTCCCAAGGGAGGACACGGCAGTAATATCTTAAAAGAATTGAATGTTAAAGATATTCTTATCATTGTAAATATCACAGAAGAAGATTCTGCCAAAATTATAGGCGGTGGATCGTATAGACAGTTTGGAATAATCAAGAATCCTGTGCTTGGAGACGGAAGTGGAATAGTGGCAGGAAGAGAAGACTTGTACTATCGAGACATCTCTCTTATTAGTACTATTGGTACTGCGCTTTCTTCTGATTTTAGTTTAGGAGAAGCAAACATCATAATTGGAACTGAAACATATTCCTCTGCTAAAGTTGTTGGTGTGAAATCAACAAATTCCCCGCAAATTACTCTTAAAACTCTGAACGCTAGTGGAAGATTTATTACCAAGCAAGACCGCATAAATGATTATGTACTCACGCTTACTGCGGATCCGTCTCCCGATTTCCAAGTGGGAGAAACCGTAGAGCAGATTATTCCTGCTGGCGTAGTTTTAAACTCAAATATTACATTTGCATTTGATATAACCACTCAAGGACGAGTTCTGTATACAAGTGGAACCAAATTGGGTGTTCGTCTTATCAGTAGTGGAAACTTTATCCCCGATTTGAGTGTTCCTATTCTGGGTTTGCTTTCTGGTGTTACTGGTACTATTTCTTCGGTGGCTCCATCATACGGAGAGCCTGTATGGGTTACTAATACAGTTGATTCCACTTCCGATGCTATATTCTTGAGTAGTAGTGGCAATCAAAAACTGTATAAGGTTGCGGAAGCAGGACAAGCGTATTTTGATCTAGACAGTACTCCTGCATACAGGGGTGTTCATGTTCTAGAACTCGGTACTAGTTTGAATTCTGCGGTGGGTGTTGTGGACACCACTTCGGCTTCACTTACTCAGAACTCGTTTTCTAATGGAGACTTGGTGACTCAAGGAGTCACGGGAACCTATGGAAACTACGCCAAGGGTCAGGTGTACCATTGGGAATTTATCAATAATTCCTACGGAAAACTCTATCTGACTAATGTGGTGGGTTCTTTCAAGAGTGTTGCTGTGGATGGGCTGTCGGGTTCTACACTTGGTGCGTATATTGTGACCAATGTAGACCTGCCAGAGATCGACAGAACTTCAGGAGAAATCTTATACATAGACAATGTAAGACCTATACAAAGAACCATTGGTCAACAGGAAGAATTTAGAGTTCGATTGGGCTTCTAAGAGGAACATATGGCATACGATCCTAGCATCTTCAATATCAGTCCGTACTACGATGATTTTTCTGCGGACAATGGGTTTTTGCGTGTTCTGTTTAAGCCAGGATACGCGCTGCAAGCCCGTGAAGCCACGCAATTGCAGTCTATCCTACAGGATCAATTGTCCCGAATCGGCGATCATCTGTTTAAGGACGGATCTCGCATTATTGGCGGTGGTATTAGTGTTCGCAATTCTTCATTTTTAATGGTTGCTGTTGGTGTTGGTACTCCTCTTGCGGGAGTCACCGATTACTCCACGCTTGTTGGCGGCACTCTTACACCCACCAATACCACAGACACAACACAAGCAACGGTGGTTCACTATATTGCTCCTGATGTGAATACAGACGGGTATTTAATTCTTGTTGTGGATTTTGTGTCGGGAACTTCGTTTGCTAGTACCTTTAACTTGACCAATGATTCATTCACGGTTTCTGGTTTGAATGTTGTTTCTGATTCGTTTGGTACAGGCAACTGCAAACTCATTACGGTTTCTGATGGTATTTTCTATGTGGATGGGTTCTTTGTTCGAACAGAGACACAGCAGTTCACTCCATACACCGTAGGAATAGGAGGATATCGTGATCTGAATTTCAGCACATTCTCCACACTATCCAAGAAAATTGGATTTGCAATTGGTCGTGACAATGTTACAGAGCAGGAAAACTCCACCCTGAGAGATCCTGCAATTGGATCCTACAACTACAATGCTCCAGGAGCAGATCGCTATAAAGTTATTCTTTCGCTTGCTCAGGCTGAGTTGAGCGAAACTCCTGATGACTTTGTTGAACTGCTTCGCTTTGAAGGCGGAAAAGTCACGAAGAAGATTGAGCGAATCACCTACGGAGAAATTCAGAAGGCACTTGCTCTTCGTACCTATGATGAGTCGGGATCCTATACGGTTCGTCCGTTTGATCTTACGATTAAAGAGTATTCTGATACACAATTAAATATGTCTGTTGGCGAAGGCAAGGCGTATGTGCTTGGATATGATGTTGAAAACCAGCATCCAATTACGGTTCCCTTTAGTAAATCACGAACAGTTCAACCTGAATCGGGTATTTTTGTGTTTAGTACGGGAAACTTTATTGGCGTATGTATGGGCAATACGGCATCTGGATTTGGTGAAACATTTGCTACCAATCTAACCACTATTAGTGCTGGCTCTGCACAGGTGCAATTCCGAAATGCAGCCAATACGGCTACCGTTGCTACTGGTCATGTTCATGGTGCAATTCCTACTCCTCAACTTAGCGGTGGTGCTGTCGGATCCACAGGAAACCACTATCGGTTGTATGTCTACGGGTTGAGTGGTGAAATTGCAAGTGGTAAGACAGGATTTATTTACAGTAATACCACAGGATTTACCATTGGATCCTTTACTCCACAAACCACTTCGGGATTCTCTGCATCAAACACAGACAATTCATCTCTGGTTTACGAATTGCAGCCAGGATATGCGGTTGACCAAGTGTCTTTTCTGTCTGTTCCTTGTAGGCTGATGGGTAGTCTTTTTTCTCCCTCATATAATAATACCACCAATCAGACAACTTATGCGATTACCAAGGGACAATTTAGTGAAACTATTGCTGTTGGTAGTGATGGTGTGTTTAATTTTCCTACTACACCACTAGCAGCCAATCAAATATCTTTTGTAAACACTACATCCACTGCATTCACTCCTAGTACTAGTACTACTGTTACTGTGGCTTCGGGCACTATGACTGTGGTGGCTTCGAATGTACCAGCAGGATTCACTGCTCAAACTGTGCGAGCAATGGTTCCTGTGGTGTATACTCCCACTATTGGTACTCCTACAACATATCGAACCAAGACTTCGGCAACAACCACGGCTAATTTTACTTCCAATGTGAACACATCAGAAGGTGGTCGTAAATACTTTACTATTCCTAATCGCGATGTATACGCTATTGCTTCGGTAACATCAGCAGGAACAGATTACACCGATCAGTTTGAATTGGATGATGGTCAGCGAGAAACTCACTATGAAAATTCTCGACTGTATATTAAAGATAGTGTTGCTGGTGGTGTAACATATGCAACAACCTCAGTTAATCTTGCGGTTTCTTATTCATATTTTGTTCACGGTGGATTGGCTGCTGCACCATTCATTGGCAAACATTCATACTTTTCTTCGGATGGTTCTGCGTTCCCGTATGCTCAGATTCCCCTGTTTACCAATCCGCGCACAGGTAAAACTGTGTCTTTGGCAAACTGCTTGGACTTCCGTCATTCGGGATTAACATCACCCTCTCCAATGCTGAAGCCGTATGGTGCCACTGATGTTGTGGTTCCATCGTTTACTACTGCTTCATACAATCACTATCTGCCACGCATTGATAAATTGTGCGTTAAGGCTGATCCTGAAGACGGGTCTGCACTCTTCTTCTTTGTAGGAGGTACTCCTGACCTGTCGCCTTCGGCTCCACCTGATCCTGCTGATGCTCTTGTGCTTGCTACCGTAACTGTTCCTGCGTACACACACAACGAAAGTGATGTGGTGGTTACTCCCGTAGACACCAAGCGATTCACTATGGCAGACATTGGTAAGATTCAGAAGCGAGTAGATGAAGTTGAAGTGTTTGCTAAACTTTCACTATCTGAATCTGAAATAGAAGCACGATCCCTTCGTGGAACTTGTGCTGCTGCCGAACCTCTAAAGACTTCTATCTTCTCAGATGAGTTCTATGGACACTCCGTTTCGGATGTGTGCGATTACTCTAATTCTTGTTCTATTGATTTTGAGCGTGGGGAATTGCGTCCGTTCTTCACAACTCAAGAAATTTCAATTAATTCTCCAAACATAAACAATACCGTGGTTTCTCCAGATGGATTGGTAACTCTTTCGTACATCACTTCTTCTTATATTGAAAACAAGCAGTACACAAAGAGAATCAAGATTAATCCGTCCAACACGGTTAATTGGCTTGGGTTTATGAAATTGTCTACTTCTGTTGAACCATTCTACGATACAGGATATCGTCCTGTTGTTAAGACTAATGCACTCTCAGAAAATGACAATTGGATTTCATCCAATGCAAACAATAAGCGTGGCTTTGGTACTCAGTGGAATGAATGGGAAAGCATATGGACAGGCATAGATCAGGTTGAAGAAGAACAAGACGATATACAGAAGCGTATTGTTGAACTTCCCCATGTGGCATCCACATCTGCAATTCCATCGGTAAACTCTGGCAGCATTCGAGTAGGTGTTTCTCGTAAGGTGCAGAGCATTGAGCAGAAGAACAGCAATTTTATTACTGCTCGTCAACTAAAGAATCGTATCAAGCACCGAATTGGTTCGCGGGTAATTGATCGCTCCGTGGTTCCTTATATTCCGCTGAATACAGTGACTGCAACGGTTGACGGCTTGAAACCCAATTCCACAAATCTTTCTCTGTATTTTGACGGAGAAGTAGTCAAGAGTGGTATTAGCACTGATACTTACGGCTCATGCACCGTATCTTTTGGAATTTCTGCTGGTACATTCTTGGCAGGACAACGAACTGTTCGTATTGCTGATTCTGCTGTTACGGCTAATTCTACTATTGCAGCAGAAGCAGTGTACTATTGCACGGGTCTGTTGGAGCAACGCGATTCTGGTTCGTACTCTACCCGTCCACCTGAACTGCGCCGTCAAACTGCTGCAAGTGAAAGTATTGCAAAGGATCCATTTAATCGAGACATTGATTCTGTTGAGAACAATCATTGGAGCGATCCTGTATCACAAACATTCTTGGTTGACAAGAAAGCAAACCCTGATGGCATATTCCTGAGTAGTGCAGACCTTTATTTTGCTGCAAAGGATTCCACATTACCAGTAACGGTTCAGATTCGTCCAACGGTTTCTGGATATCCATCACCTTCTGTGGTAATGCCGTTCAGCACAGTGGTGAAAGCCGCAGCAGAGGTAATGGCTAATTCTGCATCACCAACAGCAACAACTTTTACTTTTAGTAGTCCTGTGTATCTTGAACCAGGTGAATACGCTATCTGCATTTTGGCAAACAGCGATAAATACGAGTTGTTTGCTGCTGAGAGTGCAATTAATGCCATCAACAATACTTCGGCTGTTGCGGGTCGCGCAGGAAACAATCAGTTGGTGGGAACCTTGTTTACACCACAAGGAATTGGTTCAACAGTACAAAACAACACTACCGATCTTATGTTCACCCTGAATCGGTGTTCGTTTACTCAGAGTGGTACTATTAGATACAGCGCAATTAGTAATTGTGTTAATACTCAAATTCTAAAGTTCTACGCTCCAGAAATTGTTCCAAGCAGTTGCACCCTTGTCCGTACTGTTCGTGATGAAAACTTCTTGAACAACGAATCTGTATATTTGAAGACTATTATTTCAAGTAATCCAGATCTGCAATACTCTCTAAACAGAGGAGCAAACACATCAGTGTCTCCTGTGATTGATATTTCTGCGCTGTTCGCTGCTAGTGTTACCATGTACGCCACTAGTAGCACTCCAACATCAAAATATGTTTCGCGAGTAGTGGAGTTGCCGCAATCCACGGCATCAAACGGAATTGCTGTGTTTGTAGACGCAAATATTCCAACAGGATCTGCTATTGAGGTGAAGTACCGATACTGTCTAAGTGGAGAAACCGATATATTTTCTAAGGCATTCCTCACCATGCCACAAACCAGTGCTTCCTTTACTAGTAATTCGGAAATTGATTTCCGAGAAGCCGCCTTCCGTGTTGCTATACCTTCAGGAGCATTCACCTCGTATCAGATACAGGTTGTAATGACTTCTGCGGCACAAAACTCTACATATTTCAAAACACCTGCTGCACGAAACATCCGTACAGTGAGTTTCATTCAATAAATGAGTGGAGTAAGGTACATCCGCGATAGTGCCACGGGTGCAGTACTACTGGCAGATGCACAGACAATTGATGCTTTCAGGCAAAAAAAGACTATAGCAGAAGATGTAGAAGCACTGAAAGCGGAGATAAATACTCTGAAGCAGCAAGTACAGCAACTCATATCTGTATTAAACCACACACAGCAGAGCGAATAAGACATGGCAGCAAACACAGGACCAGATGTAAACACCTATCAGATCCCCGAAGTCGCACTTGGGGATACTTTTAACACATGGCGTGACATCACCAATACTGCCGTCTACAAACTAAATAAACTGAAGTTGTATGAAGGTATTAGCGGTGGAAGTATTTCTGTTACAACAACCACGGGTGGAACTCTTTCTGTTGCCTTGCTTGAAACCATTAGCACGGGTCACACTTTTACTGGCAATATTAACTTTGGTGGTGTAGTTACTTTCAACGGTTCCACTGTGACCATGAATGCACAGACTGTAACCATTGATGACTACAATATTGTGCTTGGCGATCTTGCTGGTGCATCTGCCGCAGGAATCTCTGCTGCTGGCGGCGGTGGCTTGATCCTGAATCTTGGAAGCGGTGCAACAGCAGAGTGGCTCTGGCAAAATTTTGCAGTTCACGGTATCACAGGTGTGTGGCGTGCAAACACACACATTGGCTTTAGTGGAGCCACAAGTGGTCTGTACCCTGCTGGTGGTGGAATCTTGCCTGTTCACGGTCTTGCCATTCGTCTTGACGGTGGTGCAACTACTGATCACGGACTCAGTATTAGTCTGACAAACACGGGTGGAGCAGCAGGAGCAACCACCAACCGAGCAATTGAATTCAGCCGTTACTCGCCCACAGGCGCAACGGTCTTCATGGAAGTGCTGAACGGCACAACATACGGCGCACAGCCATTTGTAAATATTAGAAATGGTGCAAACCGTAAGCGTGTGGTACAGAATGCTCACGGACTGTCTTTTGGTACTCCTGTGTATATTAGCGGCGGTGGGGCTTATCTTCCAGCAGATTGTACTAATGTGGATAAGGCTGAAGTTGTTGGTGTGGTTTCAAACCTTATAGACGCAACCACAGTTGAAGTTACTTTTATTGGTGAGATATTTGGAAACTTTACTAATGCCTTGCCATCAGGATCTAATCTAACAGTAGGTGCAGTGTACTACCTGTCTACAAGCGCGGGAAAACTAAGCATCACACCATCCAGGGCTGTGGGAACAGTACACAAGGCTGTTCTGATTGCTACTAGTGCTAGTTCTGCAATAGTGATTCCGTTTACTGGTGGACTTCTTGCGGAAGACGCAGTAATTACCGCTGCCTCTACAGTTGGAAGATCTATAGTGCAGATCAACAAATTCCGAGTTGGGGATGCAGTTAGGTGGATTTCTGGCTCTGCTGGACTTTCTTATGCGTATGCGGGAGGTGTTCCTGCTCCTGGATTCACATCTGCCACTTATGCTGACGGAATCTATGTAAAAGCACAGGCTGATACTGAAGCACAAGCGGAAGTGGTTGGTATTGTTACTGATATAACCCCGATTGAAACTTCTGCTGTTAACTCTAAGTTTAGCATTACCACAACTGGCTTTTTTGATGCAACTAACACAGGAGTGTCTGCAAGCAATTCTGGTACTTCAGGAAACATGGTTGCGGGTACTCAATACTTCTTGAGTGCTGGATCTGCTGGTGATACTCAAGCCTTTGAAAGTTCGGTTCCATCTATTACTAATACTCCTCCTACTCTTGTGGGACAAGTTAGGAAACCACTTCTTTTCAGCACTACCGCAACGAGTGGTCATATTATTTCATATCGTGGTGATGTAAACAACTCAGGGCAGTCCTCGTTCACGGGGTATACAGGCGAATTGGCTGCATACGCTGATCTTCCTACAGGCAGTATTGTTATGGGCACAACAGGTTCAACGCTATCCCCGAATGTGGGAGTCACCCTCTATTACCACAATAGCGGTGGGTTGAGTGGCGAGTACGGAATATATCTTGGTGCAAGCACTACAGGTATCACAATGAATGGAACATGGAAAACTCGTGGTCGTGCGCTTGATCGCGGAACTGCTACGGGTGCAACAACTGCTTATCATCTCTGTCAGAGAATTTCTTAAAGGCAATACCAAATGGGATCATCACTACTTCTAAAAGGCGGAACCAACACCCCAACAAGCATTGTGGAAAGTTTTTCGGTAGCAAATACTTTTGTACCAGGAGACGCTGTTCGGTATGATATTCCTAGTAGTACATGGGTAAAGGCACAAGCCGATAGTGCAGAAAATTCGGAAGTTGCTGGTGTTGTTAGTTCTGCGTCTTTTAACACTTTTGATTTAACCTATGCTGGGTTAATTAATGTGTCTACACTATCTGGAGTATCTGCTCCTGTGCTGTTCTTGGATTCCACTACTGCGGGTGGATTAACTACTTCTCCCCCAAGTGCAATTGGAACTGTTATAAAGCCTGTGCTCACAAAGACCACAAACGGATCAGGCTATATTGTTACCAATTATCTTGGCACACAGATTGGTGGTTCGTCCACTGTTGCCATTGACGAGATTCAGCCTGTGGGCACGGTGGTTCCTTTTGCTGGCTCTGTGATTCCTGATTCGTGGTTGGAGTGCAA